TCTTGTCGAACCTCAGCGAAACCAGCCTGGTTCCCATATTTAAAACGAATGGTGTCATTTTCTGGGTGTTCTTTATAGATCTTCCTCACTGCGTGTCCTATCATGCGTGGAAGCTCTCTATCAGATTTCAGATACATTTCTCCTATCATTTCTTTGGTTATGTGATCATAATTCGGGGAGTCAAAATTGTTCAAATTGATGATGTTATTATTTGTGCTTGTGTGATTTGTCGTTGAATTATGATTGTTCGTCGTTATATAGTTGTTGATGACTTGTGGACCCTCTTTCTGCGCCTGCGCCAGGGCCGATTTCAATTTAACAATCTCCTCTTGTAATATTTCATTCTCTGTTTTTGAATTTTCTTTCTTTGCCTTACACGTTGTCAGGTGTCTTTTCAAGCTATCGTTTCGTGAAAACATTTTATTGCAAAATTTACAAACATTAGCTACTGGTGAGTCGTTAGAGCTTGGGAAATTTTGTGGATTTGTGTGGACGTTTTCGTGGATTTTGTGTATTTCTGTGTAATATTTTGTCTGTACTGTGGATTCTTGTGGAAAATCATTATTTGTGCTCTCATTTTCCTTCGGCTTGCATGGTATTTTCCTATTGGTATGGTATTCAAAAGACCATTTTCGATTGGTTCCGTAATCACAGTTTGGGCAATTGTATTTGAATGGCTTTTTAGGCAAAGATTTCAGAGCCATCGACCTACTTAATTATATAACAGAGATTAATCTTTAAATGACTTTCTTTCTGACAACCAAAAACCTAATTGCCAAAAAAATTTGGCAACTTTCGTATATATATGCAACTTTTTGAAATTTGAAATTCTATTTTAAAAAAAAATTTTTTTTTTCAAAAAACTTTTTCAAAAATGAAAAAGCAAATGACTTTTTTCACCTCGAAAGATAACACCCTTCGAATTTAAAGTTGGGACTGGTTCTAAAAGTTAACGATCGTTTTAAATTTTCCAAAAAAATCAAAGTCTACAGGTTATGGGTTTTTGGCTCTGCTGCTATCCATCAAGTGATTAATCAAGCATCCGATGGACTGATTGCAACGCATCACACAGCTCTAAATAAACTATTTCGGGCATTTGTTGAGAAAATTCATCAACAGTTGACAAGCACTGTCTTACTTCATCCTTAATCAATTTGTTCATGATCAATTTTCTATATTTGATTCTTTCTCGTATAACGGGTGCCATGATAATGTATAGAGCTCCAACCAGAAAGTAAGCTGGCAAAGAGGAAAAACATAAGAACATGTTATCTACATTCAACAAACGTTTTTATTTTCTTGTTGTTTCGACGAACGTTTTTATGTTCTTGTTGTTTCGACGAACGTTTTTCTGTGTAAACGCGGGTTTACAATATTTTTTCGTGTGATTACTATGAAATGATGCTGGTCGTATTTGTCTTGCTTCTATTGATTTCAGTGTCCATGTCGATTATATTGAATGGCAGATATCGTCGTTTGACGTCGAATAATTGGTTAAGTGATGCATACAGTACTTTCAACAAGAAAGTATACAATTTTCATGATATCATCTCTCGACAAGAGCAGAAGTACATTATAGATATCATAAGTAAATACAATCCCTCTCTGGAATTTCAAAATGGGGGCGAGTTATCGCCGTATAGCTTTAGCATTTCGATTGATAAGAAAAGCGGTATCGTTAATTTAACAAGAGTGAATATCGGGTCTGTTAGTAGGGATATTTCTGCAAACATAGTACGATTGTTGGATCACATTAATGTTAAAGATAATCTCTGTTTGCCGGGTTTCAAATACTACGGAATTGGTTGGGATGTAATTGAGGGCATCATAAAATTTTATACATTGAGTCACGATAGACGAAAAATCGAATGTCATGTTTTCAAAGTAGAAAGAAATGAATCAAATGAAATAGCGACAGCAAAATTCAATACGAAAAAAACGTATGATGTTGGAAATAACATCACAGTGATGCTTAAAAATGGAAAAGCAATTGATCAAATTAACACAAATAGAAAATGCGTGACCATGGAAAATTCAACGGCGAACGCATGGATAAACAAGCTGCAAAAATTGGGTTTCATATTGGACACCATGAGTGATTACGAAGGGAAAATCAATTTATACTTCGATTAAGTCATCCTCCCAATCCCAGAATGTGAACTCTCCTACTGGAATTGTGTGAGTACTTGTAACTAAACAATACAGCACGTCATCGACTGTATGAAGGATTTTTGCTTGCTCATGATCGCGTACGTGAATGAATTTATCACCATTTTTAACATAATGTGAGCCAGTTACATATATGTAATTTGAAAGTTCTTTGCTATAGATCTGATAAAATGGATCATTGATGTTTGACCTAATTCGCATCGTGGCAACTACAATTGCCCTATTCACTAGCACGTCATCCAGATCAATGTCCTTCAATAATACCATTCTGCCATCAGACAATTTTATTGGTGTGTCACCCGCGAAGCAGAAGAAGTTACCAACTTCATTTATCGCTTTTTCCCCCCCCTTTGCAATAGCATTTCCCCCATCCTTCATTCCTCCCCAAATTGCCTCTCCCCCCTCTTTCGCTGCATTTGACACAAAGTTGTATCCAGCGCCGAAACCTTTCCCAACAGCATCAATCCCATCTTCTACCCCTTTCATGATATCATCAAATGCTTCCTTTGCTTCATCTCCCGGGTTATAATTGTCAGTTGCTAATCCATCGAACTCTTTTTCGGTTGGCTTGCCGCAGTTGTATTCTTTACTGATAGTGCTCGATCCTTTGTTTTGTTTGTCGATTAGCTTTTCTTGTGTTGAGTCGCTGTTTGTGACCATACCTTCTTCATCGTGTGATTTAAGGTCAATAACTTCGTTCATGTTTCTCGCTGCCCTCTCTAGTTTATCGTTACTCTCGGTGGGTTGCTTCACGCTTTTGTTTCCAGGTACATCCTCTATATTTGTACTGCAAGGACCACTACTTCCTCCTGTTGCACCGGACAGTGCACGTTTCAGCGCACGGACGACCTTCTGGCCGCCCATTTTTCCAACGCCTCTTAGCAGCTCTTGCTCCGTGATCATGCGGTCACCATCTATGTCAAGCTTACCGATCGACTTGAGAAGAAAAGTTTTAGTTCTTCCATTTACTCCTGTCAATCCCTCGACAATATCGGCCAGGTCTTTCATCTTAATTTGGCGCTTTTTGCTCTTAAGTGCGGCTTTTAGTTTTTCGGACTTGCCAAGTTTACTCACAATACTTGAAATTTGCTGTTTCATGAAATCTTCTTGACTAACTAAATTGAACGTTTCAATTTTTCTAGTGTAGTGAGCAAAGTAGGAGACACACAAAATAATCAACAAAAGTGCAAACATTCTAATTCTGAAATTTTTCATTACCTTGAATTAAACAAAGAAAAAATAAGGAAGTGCGTCGCGTCAGTATCAAAAAAATCTAATATCAATTAATCAAATGGTTGGGACAGTTCTTGTGTTTTTTGCGATCATACTGTACATCTATATATATACAAGACCGAAGAGGGACGTGCAACTGATACAATCAAATATAGATTCTTTCAACCCAGATCTTCTTATAGAAAAACAACCTCTACTGGTATATTCTGAGATTGTCAATAAAAAAGAGTTCGTTGAAATATCTTTTCGATACCAATACATGTTCAGCAAGGAAATTTGGGTTGCAGGTGGCGATGTCATTCAAAATAATTCAAAATTTGCTATTATTCATAATGACACAGATGATGACACTGAAATATTTATTCGCAAAAGGCGAATCAAATCTAAATCAGGAAACGTGTATCATACACTATTACGTGATGAGCCGCTTTCCGACTCTATTAAAATAATCTTGAAACCTTACAATGCTTTGGTTCTACCTTACCTATTTGAGTATAAGTCATCAAATGATACAAAAACAACTTATTTGACTGACATTTTTCATGCGATTTCTCCTTGATCTTCTTCCTTATCTTCTTCCTTATCCGGAGGCAAAATGAATTTCGCGAATTTGACAAGTTTTTTGTAGCATTTGTTAATTGTAACCTCAGATATCTCACACGTTTTTGCAATGTCTTTTTTTGACAATTCAACTGAATTGTGACTGCTCACCAAAAAGATTACTCCCGTAGCAATACTTGGTGGGGCATTTTCTGCAACAATTGAATATCTTTCCGCTTGTTTGATGACATATATGCAATCATTCACGATCTCAGGCTTATTCAATTTCGTACAAAATCTGTTTATGAAGTCCTCCGCAGTTGATGACTCGTAATTTATATTCAATATTTCATTGAATTTTTTGCAACTTTTTGTCATAGTTGTTATGTTCAAATTAAACATGCTTGCAACCTCCTTTGCACTTCTTGGAACGTTATTTGACTTACACGCCATGTAAATCGCAGATGCGATCAGCCCATTTCTGTTTTCTCCACGGGAAATTCTCTCTTCTGACAGTTTCTTGTATAAAACTTTAGCGTCTTCAATTATAGTGTGGGATAGCCCATTGTTTCCAGCTTGGATATTCAAATTGCTCAATATTGTAAACAAAGATCGCTCTTTGTACGGCATAGAGTTCCAAAGATGATAGTTCCGCATTCTGGAATATTGATAATACTTCGATCGTGTATTCTCTGTACCGATAACAGTACCAATTGAAGACTTCGGCAATAGCTGATTCGTTGGTAAACCACATCTAGTTGGATTGATCGATTTTTTATCATCGTTACCATAGTAACGCCACTCGGCGTTGGTGTCAAGGAATTTAACTTGCACAGTTGAACACTTTACACATGTATTTTCATTGGTAACTTGACTGAATTCCGTAGAATCGCAATCCGGGTTTATGCACCTAGTAGTCCTCGTATCTGTGACTTTAACATCATCGCTCCTTTCCTCATTGATTTTCAAGTTTTCAAGCTGATTCCACAATGTCTCGAACTCGTCAAAACTGTCGAAACTTTCTGTTTCCATATGTAAATGCTATCAGATTATCACACTGTGTCTTTAATGACAAATTTTTATATCACTTTTTCTCCAACTGAAATCTCTGTATCCAAATTTGGAAATTCGGTAAGTGATATCATAGATCGTTTGAACCGGAATGAGGCTGTTGAAATCAAATACAATACGACCAACTTAAAGGAGTTCACGATCTTCTTTTCGACGCTTCTGAAACGCTACTTCAAAATGAACAATTCTCAGGATAGATTACAAATTTGTGCGATGAATGATATAATAATCGATCCTATGGAGATTTGACAAAAATCTCCAAAATAATTTAAAGCTATCTAATTTACCCCCACATTATCAAACACCATGTATGCATTTATGCTTTCCTTTTATCTTTTTATAATAGCTTACGTGCGTAAGATTTCGTCGAGAAGTGCTGTAATGATTAACAGTATGGAATCGTTTTCCGACGACGAAGACCGATTTTCGCTCACTTTGAAATCTCGCAACGAAGATGTAGATACGATGTATGATTTACATAATGAAATAATGTCGAAGGACTTCAAAATCGGTAGCGTCACGATCAAAAGAAAGGATGACTACACAATGATTTATCTGAAGTTTGATGAGAATAAATCCCTTGAAATTAAGCAGTGTGCGGAAATATTCGCAGATTATAACGAAGAGCTAGTTGACGTATATTACGACGAAGAGCTCATTGAAAAAATAGATGTTGGACTTGAACCAGGATTAGACTGAGTTAAGAGCAGTCAACTCGACTTTCCTCGCTTCGGCCTCTCTTATAAGCGTGTCAAGGTCAGCATTGTACAGAAGAACTTTAAACGTTTCATCCATACCACCGCTTCGCTTCATCCCTTCTTTCATTATGTCAACGTACAAGCCATTTAACTTCAATAGTTTGTCCTTGTTTAGTTTGTAATATTCATCAATTCCTCTTGTTTCATACTCAGAATTCACAGCTTCGTTAACTAGCTTCATCCATGACTCCAGCACGAAGACTTTGTAGAATTGTTTCACTTTCGGGGAAAGATTATCAAACTCTGATAGATCCATTAATGAAATGGAATGTACCTCTTTTTTCATTTTCATCATGCGTTGGCGATTGTAAATTGCTAATCCCAAAGCTAGCACAGAGATCACGATAGCCAAAAGCATTTGCATCTTAAATTAAAAACATGTTTTTTTTTCAAAAATCGTCGTGATCAAATGTCAGATTCTCCCTCTGATTATTTATAGAGGCTTTCGAATAATCAGAAACTCTTGCATCAAAGAAATTTGTCTTATTTTCTAAGCTTATCCTATCCATGAAGTCAAGAGGGCATTTATTAATGTTCCATAATTTTTCATATCCCAGTTGGCCAAGCAATCGGTCTGCTACAAATTTAATATAATCACTCATCAGCGACGAATTCAAGCCAAGTAACCCGCACGGAATGCTTGTAGTGATGAAATCTATTTCAATGTCTACCGCTTCTTTGAACATCTTATGAATAGTGGTCTGTGCAGGCTTATTCTGTATATATGAAAACAGGAGAACGGCAAATTCTGTATGCAATGATTCGTCTCTTGATATTAACTCATTACTAAATGTAAGTGCCTCTAATATTCCCATTTCCTTTACAAAGTAAATTGACGCAAAAGCTCCCGAAAAGAAAACCCCCTCAACAATCGCAAAGGCTACCAATCGAACTGCAAATGATTTGTCTTCATCTTGAATCCAACGTAAGGACCAGTTAGCTTTCGTATTAATTGCTTTTATCTCTTCAATTCCATTAAACAATTCATGTTTCTTATTGTCATCTTTGATATATGTATCAATCAATAGTGAATACGTTTCGCTATGCACGGCCTCAATTGCCATCTGAAAACTATAAAAGTTTTTCGCTTCCGGGAATGATACTTCCCGACAAAAACGTGAAGCCAGATTCTCAATTACTATCCCGTCAGATCCTGCGAAAAATGCTAGCTGTCGTTCCAGGAAAAATTTCACTTTGTCATCAAGATTTCCCCATTCATCCAAATCTTTCTGTGTAAAACTGATTTCCTCGGCTGTCCAGTACGAGGCTTGTGCTTTCTTATACATTTTCCATATGTCATGGTACTTGATCGGAAACAATACAAATCGTGAAGCGGTATCTTCTAATATTGGTTCTTCTACAGGCTGAATGCGAAGCATCGGTTTATTTATAATTTCATCTGATATTTTTCAAAGCATTTCAGACCAACAAAGTGTGATATTTTTTTATCCTATTTGAATAGAATGGGTTTCAAAGAAATTTTTGAGGAGATTTTCAAACCGGTCATAATTGTGGTTAATTTCTTCGTTAATTTTTTCAAGAAACTACCTAAGCTCATAAAAACTCTTGTCAAAGCTCTTATCTACTTTGTCTCGAACTTCATTCCTCTAATTTTCGATATAATCAAGGGATTCGCAGTGTTTGCTCAAACATTATTTCATTACCTTAAAAATCCCTATGAATTTTTCAATTTTATTGTGCAATGTCTCGTGTTTATACCATTGATTACCGTTTCGCTATTTTATAATATACCAATAAGCAAAAATCTGAAAATTGGAGAATTTTTCATCTATATACTTACACTCATATCGTTCACAGTGTTCCTTCTTCCTCTCATAATTTCATGGTGGGTAACTGTAAAATTGTTCTATGAATATATAGTGCTAAGGTCGTTGGACAAAGCCACAAATGGTTGCATTTCGACATTCTATTACAGGTATTTACTAGCATGCGAAAATGAGCCAGATAGCTGGTACATGAATCCTAATTATCACAGGAATAACTTGAATAAAAAATACATCATATTCAGTTATAAGAAATGCCCGAAGGGCTTCTCACCATTTGGAGTATTTTGCAACAAAAACAAATATTATCAGAATGATTTCTGCACAGAGCAAAACATTTATAAAGCTTACTTTGGACATCCATACGACAGCAAGGGAGCGGTGCCTCTGAACCAATTGAGGGCAGAATACGTTCGAAAGGATTCGCATGCGAAGCAAGAAGCAGTAGATGAATACAAAGACACCATCATGGATCAACAGAAAGAATGCTCTACTGCATTTGAAAAGAAGCAATCTCTAATCAAAGCTATATGTTTAGATAAATTTTCAAATGAAAAAAACCTCGCGGTAGAATCGTTCTGCAAACAGAATTACTGTTTAAATAGCTCAGAACCATTTTGTCATTTCCTCAAAGACAACATGTCATATGAAACGAATGCCGTAAACAGCAATGCTCAAATTGTACTGTACATTTTCATTGTGCTCACAATGCTGGTACTATTGAATCAAGCGGCAAAATCTGCTTAATAATTATATTTTTTTCATTCAGAATATGATAGACGATGGAGGTATCATGCAATGTATTGTAAATAGAGATGCTAAAAGTCTTTGCTATAGGGTGTGCTACATGTATGTCAATCAAAAGAATAAAGCCATCTCGCTATTTTTCATTTTGTATTCCCTACATTTCTCACATACAAATAATCAAATTTTCTTAGAAGCAGTCATCAAACGCTTGAACATGCTTGGACATTCAGATATAGATGAAGGGAAACTAGTGGTAGAGCTATATTTACTTATCTACAATGAGCATTCGAAATACAAAGAACCTTATAAGGTCAGTAAAGTCAATCACACACACACAATTGATGATTTACGTATTTTGATTATGGACGATGAGAATCTGTCAATATGCAAAGACATATGTTGTTCTTATTTGAAAAATGGTAAACAGACCAAAATCAAATTTGCTAAAATGCCCGAGCAGTATCAACAAGATTTTGTATGGCTTGTATGGAACGAGTTATTAAAAATTACTTATGGCATTGGAAAAGATATTCACGCATATTGTCGGTTTCAATTCGATATCTTCACCACCAAGTACAACAGGAAAGCTGCGAAGGATAGAGTTCAGCTTATTTATAATGTTCTTGAAAAAGTCTCCGAATCTATCTCGAGTAAGCACACGTTTAAGCTTATAAAGGAACCAGTTATCAAAATGTCATTTATAGAAATAATGCTAAAAATTGACTTCATATTTCAACAACTAGGTTACAAGCCGAAAATACCTTTGAAAAGCTACCTCAACAAATGTTGCCTCTATTGCCTCCCAATTTATGGCAACGTTCTCACGTGCGTGGAGCAAAATTACATTCCTGAATATAGAACACTATCAATTAAAAAATCAACCGATAACAAAATCGTAATAGATGATCTGAAAAAAATCAACGTAAACTAGTTTAAAGACAAGGGACTATTATCATACGCAAATATGGGTATACCATTTTATTTTTCCAGAATAACGAAAGAACATCCTGAGATCGTAAAAAGTAACTTGGGCACTGCAATCAACTTTCTATTTCTTGACTTCAATTGCGGAATTCACTATTGCAATAAGGTGCTGAGAGATGAACTGAAAGGGTCAGATATTGATGATGAAGAATATGAAAGACTCCTCATTGAAAAATGCTTAAATTATGTCGATGAAATTATAGAAGGAATTGTTGTTGAAAATCTTTTCATATCAATCGATGGTGTGGTTCCTTTTGCAAAAATGTCTCAACAAAGAAAGAGAAGATATTTAAGCGTGTTTCGCAAAGAAAAATTACCATCTTCTGTACACGATTGGGACTCCAATGCAATTTCCCCTGGAACAGCCTTCATGACAAAATTGAACGATCGATTAAAAGAAGCTACATTCAATGTTTCAAACACTATCATAAGTGATAGCACAGAGCCTGGGGAAGGGGAAACTAAAATATTCAATTTCATCGAAAGGCAACAGCTAACAACGCAGTCCATAGTCATATATGGACTAGACGCTGATCTTATAATGCTTTCGATGCTTGTCGAAAGAGACAACAAATTGTTTTTGATGAGGGAATCCGAATTTTACAGATATGGAATGGATTCAAAATTTTTGTTTCTCAACATTGATCTTCTCAAAGGCAAACTAATCGATCACATACATGCAATAACTGATGTGAACTGCTTCAAAAATCCAATTCATAATTATGTTGTCGTATGCATGCTTATCGGCAATGATTTCATTCCAAGCTTATCATATTTGAAAATTGCTAATAATTCAATAGATCTTTTGCTTCAAACATTAGGAAAATGCACATCTGACGAGGGAACCGGAGAATTGATATATTTTGATGATCAGAACTCTAAATCTTGGAAGCTGAATTGGATTACTTTTAAATATCTTCTATCAGATCTTTCAACGTCAGAAGATTCTGAATTTTTAAAAATTCATTCAAGATATTACAACCATAATAAACAATGCAAAGATGAATCTGACAAAATAGACCACTTTGGAATTTGCTTCAAACCTCCTGATACAATATTTCCACACAAAGATGGCTGGAGGAGGAGGTACTATTCAGCATTATTTCAAAGCGCTACATTAGATGACATTTGCAAAAATTATGTCATTGGATTGACATGGAATGTTGAGTACTATCTTAACCATCGGTGTTTCACGAAATGGCATTTCCCGTATGATTATTCGCCGACAATTTTTGACTTGAATAATTACATTACTGTCACGAACGCCGATGGACTACAAATGCCGTCGGATGAAGAATATGTTTCTGCCGAAGAGCATCTTGCAAGAATATTGCCTAAACAATCTCATCACTTACTGAATCAATCTCTAAAGGATCGTTTGAGCAAACTAAAGTACGCAAAGCTCTACCCTGTCAAATATGAGATTCAAACATATTTGAAGCACTATTTACACGATTGTGTACCATTGATTCCCGGTATGACGGACATAAAATCAATATGAGTATGTTTCATGAATGCGTTTACGAAAAAACATTGAAAAAATTATTGACATTTCACAAAGCAAAGTTACCCCTAAAATCAAGAAAAAGTCACCTCAGTATTCTCTGTTGATATATGAATATTGTTGAACTTATTACTAATTGTGTTGTAATAAATATGCTTTTTCCTGTTGATGATCCGTTCTTTCCGAACAAGTTTATATTCAAACAGCCTTAGAAACTGTGTTAGAATTGTAATACTACGCTTGACGGTGATATCCTTAAGGTATATTTGAGATTTACACGGCAAATAGTAAAGTATCATTTCTGGTATCAACTCCTCTAATTTGTCTATTGTCCCGTACTCCGTTAGATCTTCCTTGCAAAATTCTTTATTATCATCCAATGATTGTAATCCATAACATCTCAACAAAGACGTCATGAATTCAAGACTCGGCTTTTCAGTAAACAACTGGAAATACTTCATCCCCCTATACAAATTAAGAATATAATTTCCGAAAACTCATTTAAACATTTTCTACAATATCACTATTGAATAAAATAACATCATGAATAATGCTCTACTTAACGAATTGACAAGCCTATGTCAAAACACAAAGTGGGAGGTTGTCAGAAGGAATTTTAATCCAATGATCGATTCATCTCTAAAAATTCTAAATGAAGACGAGCTGAAAGATATTCAAAGAGATTTTAGTGACATTCCAAAAGCAAGGTTTCTAGATGATAATTGCAACAGGATTTCTTACAAAAAATCTTTTGTCGAATTTCAGCCTCTTATGCGCGAGTTGAGCAAAATTGCAGGGGAATTTGTTAGACCTACTGGATTTTATTATTATCCAATAGGTGGATATTGTGGGTGGCATACAAATAGTGATAACCCGGGGAAACGATTTTATCTGACATGGTCTCAGGAAGGTGATAGCAGCTTTTTTAGATATGTTGATGCTGATTCTGGGGAGTGTATCACAAAGTTTGACAAAAAAGGCTGGTTTATGAATCAATTTGAGGCTAGAAGCGATAAACTGCTCTGGCACTGTGTCGGATCCAATACACGAAGAATTAGTATTGGATTCAAAACAGATCCTAATCACTGGCTAAGCGATTATTATTTGGATTTCAAATTTAGAACTGAATATCATAAAGGAACCAGTTCATTCGATAACATGATTAACTCCTGTCATAGCTTAAGGACCGCTGCAAATGCTGATGATAAACTCGATTGGTCGATCAATGGAGCTGAGGGAAGAGTGCCATTGCGCTTGTTCGATCATATATTGTTCGAAGAAACATGTACAGTTCCCCTGTCTCTAATATCATGGAAATGTAAAGATAATATTCAATTAAAAGATTTTGATTGCGTCGATATTAACTTGCCTTGTATTCTTGTTAAAACATATAGAAATCCACATGATCTACCTTTTAGGGCTATTGATGGGAGTCATAAGTTATGCAAATTAAAAAAGAATGGAGCTGAACAGGCTAGAGCATTGATTATTAACGAAGAAACATTCATGGAACAGCTTTACAGATTGAAAATTTTAAGCTAGCTGAGCTTCTCATAATCGTTTTTCACAAATAACATGTCCCAAAACGATTTAGATTTTTCTTTTTCGTAAGAGTATTCATCATTGGACTTGTCAACCGATTCTAGTGTAATTGCTCCCTCTAACTGCGCTCGTTCGATATCATGTTTAGTGTACTCTTTACCCTGCGCAGCAATCTTTTCCTGCTTAGCCCCATGTAATGCTTTGTTCTGTCTTTCCCCAGCTCTTCTGACGTTCCTCCGCAGCTCTGATTGATATTGGAAGTCAGTTGATGACTCGTTTTGATACTCGTTTTCGTCTGGTGTTGTCACCTGACGCATTTTCATCTTCTCGAGCTTCTTTGCGCGCCAGTACAATCTTAATGTTTTCAAAGTATTGTCAATCACTACGATTGCAAAAAATATGCACACAAAACCAATAATTGCGAATTTGAATAGATCAAAGTCGTTATTTTGTTTAATCTTTGGGATTTGTGCAAGCTTTTTTTCCAAACTTTGCCTATAGCCTCGAATCTGTTGATTAATTTCTCTAAGAGCATCATCTGAAGTTCCCAAACCAGACATTTATATTAACTTGAATTAAGAAAATAAAATCCATTTAAAAGATCAACACATTAATCAGGTTATGTCTCACAAAGAAATTCTTTTCATGGAGAAGCACAATGACTCACGGATTTTTGAAAGCCTCTCTTCTCTATATCCAGAATTAGCTAATGCCGCCTTGCGGCTTCAATCGATGAATGCATCAAAAAATAACCAATGCTGGATCTTGAAACAAGTCAAAGATCAATCAACTGCGGATCAAACTCAAACACGTGCGGTTGAGGAGCGAACGCGTGCGTAAAAAATAAAACAAAAAAAATCATAGCATACAGTAGCATCTTCCAGGCCAAATACCCCCCCGATAGCTCAGTTGGTAGAGCGGAGGATTGTAGTTTCTACAACTAAATGTGCAGAGTTAATTCTGTTCGATACACAACTCTCCTTAGGTCGCGTGTTCGAATCATGCTTGGGGGAATTTTCATGCTTGGGGATGCTTTCTTTTTTATTCAGATTGCAGATTCATATCAGCAATCAAATCCATCGTAAAACAACTTATGAATCTCCAATAGCTCCGTGTTCTCGTAATTCTCTATCCGTCTGATTTGCTTCTCGATCTCCTCTTTCAACACTTTTTGGCGACGATCCACCTCTTTACTGTTTTTCTT